ATGGCTCTTATTGGTCTTAATAACTTTTGGTACTCCAAGTTGACGGAGGCTCCGGACGGTACGCCGACTTATGACGGCGCTAAGTCTTTCGGCAAGGCTGTCTCTTGCTCTGTATCAATTACAAACAACTCCGCGTCTCTGTATGCCGACGACGCTCTTGCTGAGCAAGACAACTCGTTTCAATCGGGTACGGTTACTCTTGGAGTTGACGACAACCGCGAGGCAACTTTTGCCGATATCCTCGGACACGATATCGACGAGAGCGGCGAGGTTATTTACAATACAAACGACGTCGCTCCTTGGGTTGCTCTTGCACGTATCGTTGTTAAAATGGTAAACAACGTAAAGCTTTATAAGGCAATGATCTTATATAAGGTTAAGTTTGCTGAGCCGTCCGAGGACGAGAATACAAAAGGCGAGACAATCGAGTTTGCAACTCCGTCAATCGAGGGTACAATTGCTCAGCTCGCAAACGGCGATTGGAAAAAGGCAAAGACTTTTAGTACAAAGGCTGAGGCTTTGGCTTACATTCAATCCGAGCTCGGTAATGGTACGGTTACTTACCGCGTTAATTACGACGCAAACGGCGGATCCGGTACTGTATCAACTCAGTCCGTAACAGCCGGCAACGCTGTTACACTTGACAGCGGATCCGGTCTTACAGCTCCAAGCGGTAAGGAGTTTGCCGGTTGGTCGACTGTATCAATTGCAACCGCTCCGCAATATAACGGCGGTGCAACGTTCACTCCGACGAGCGATATAACCTTTTACGCTGTTTGGGTTGACGAGACTTAATCAACTTACAAGCGCCTCGTCTTGACTGATAATCGAGGCGAGGCGTTTTTTTTATTCATAAGAGAGGAGATCTTTACAAATGATAAAAGAGGTATCAAGCAAGCTTACTTATAAAGACAAAGAATATAAGCTTGTTTTTAATTTAAACGTAATGGAGAAAATACAAGACGAGTATAAGACTCTCGACGCTTGGGGCTCTCTGACAGACGGATCCGAGGGCGAGGTCAATATCAAAGCTCTTGTTTTTGGTATTACCGAAATGATTAACGAGGCAATCGATATTGATAACGACGAAAACGGTACAAACGAGCCGTTTGTATCTCATAAAAAGGTCGGACGTATGCTTACTGAGGTCGGTATCGAAAAAGCCGCTCAAAATATGAATGAGCTTGTTGTTAAGTCAACAAAGGACGACTCAAAAAACGAGTAATCCACGAGGACGCCGACGAGATCGAGGAGTCCGCTGTCAATTTCTCGTGGATATATTATATTTGTCGAGCGAAATTATTGCTTGATGATAAAAAAAGCGGACGTTTAACTTTTAGACAGTTTAAAAATCTGTATCAAGAGTATAAAAATACTTTTGATCTTGAATTATATTTAACCGTAACTCGTACAACTTACGCGGATCTTAAGAAAAAAGCGGACAAGGACGAGGATTGGTTTGATTAAATAAAAAGTTGGAGGCGATTATATGAGTACGGGTTTTGGCGGAGCGGTCAAACTTACCGGAGAGAGCGAATATCGTAAAGCTCTCAAGGCAATATCGCAAGATTTAAAAGAGTTATCGGCTGAGACAAAGCTCGTCTCGGCTCAATACGCCTCAAACTCTAAAAGTATTGAGGCGCTGACAGCTAAGCAAACGGCTCTTGCTAAACAATACGAGGCTCAAGCTCAAAAAGTAAAGATCCTCAAAGATCAATACAGCGCAATGACAGCCGAGCAAGAGAAAAATAAGCAAAAACACGACGCTTTAAAAGCAACTCTCCAAGAGGAGAGCGATAAGCTCGCTCAAATCGGTAAGGAGTGCGGTACAACAAGCGCCGAGTATAAAATGCAAGCCGCTTACGTCAACGGTTTAACCTCAGATTATCAAAAGAGCGAAAAAGCAATACAAGCAAACGAGACTCAAATGTCTCGAATGAGGACGGAGCTGACAAACGCAACAACCGAAATGACAAAGACCGAGAACGAGCTCAACGCTCTCGACTCTGAGCTTGAGGATACGGCTGACAGCTCAAAAGATCTCGGTAATGAGATCCAAGACGCCGGAGATAAGGCGGACAAAGCCTCAAACGGCGGCTTTACTGTACTCAAGGGTATACTTGCGGATCTTGGAGCGAGTGCAATTAAGGCGGCGGTATCCGGTCTTAAGCAAGTCGGAGGCGCTCTTGTTGACGTTGGTAAACAAGCAATCGCGTCTTACGCTGATTACGAGCAACTTGTCGGAGGCGTTGAGACTCTTTTCGGAGACGCGGCTCAAACTGTTATCGATAACGCCTCAAAAGCATACAAAAGCGCCGGTATGGACGCAAACGCTTATATGGAAAACGTAACAAGCTTTTCGGCGTCGCTTATATCCTCAGTCGGAGGAGATACTCAAAAGGCGGCGGAGGCGGCGGATCTCGCTTTAAGGGATATGTCGGACAATGCTAATAAAATGGGTACAAGCCTCGACTCGATTACTCAAGCTTATCAAGGCTTTGCAAAAGGGCAATATACGTTACTTGATAACCTTAAGCTCGGATACGGCGGTACAAAAACAGAAATGGAGAGGTTACTCGCTGACGCTGAGAAATTCTCGGGCGTACATTACGATATTGACAACCTCAACGACGTATACAGCGCAATCCACGTTATACAAGACGAGCTCGGTATTACCGGTACAACGGCAAAAGAGGCGGCGAGCACGATCTCCGGCTCGACTCAAATGATGTCAAGCGCTTGGAAAAACTTATTAACGGGTATTGCTGACGATAACGCTGACTTTGATAAGCTTATCAAAAATTTTATTGACTCAGTAATGGCGGTTGCTGATAATCTCTTACCGAGGATCCAAACAACGATTACCGGTCTTGCAAAAATGGTAACGAGTTTATTGCAACAAATTGTACCTCAAATTATTGATACAATACCTCCGATATTACAAGACACTTTACCTATACTTTTGGAGGCTGTAAACTCTGTAATTAAATCAATACTTAATGTTTTACCTCAGATAATACCGGTTGTTACAGATTTAATACCTCAGATTGTCGCGTCTCTTGTTGAAATGTTACCTCTTATCTTGGACGCCGGTATTGAGATTATTAACAGCCTTATAAGCGGTATAAGTAAAATGTTACCGGACGTAATCGCTTTGATACCTCCGTTGATTTTAAAGCTTGTTGATACTTTTGTTAATAATTTGCCTTTTATTATTGATACGGGTATCGAACTTATACTTGCTCTTATTGACGGTATTATGGACGCTTTGCCGGATCTTATTGATAAGATACCGGAGATTATCGCAAAGCTTGTCGCGGCTTTGATTACAAACTTACCTAAGATTGTTGAGGGCGGTATAAAGCTTATAAACAGTCTTATTAACGGTATTATCAAAGCAACGCCGAGCTTAATTGCAATGATACCAAAGCTTGTTATCCAACTGATTACAGAGCTCGGTAATAATCTCGGTAAATTTGTTCAAGGCGGTAACGATGTAATCAAAAGCTTAGTAAAAGGTATTAAAGACCGGATCCTCTCAGTTGCTCAAGCCGGTAAGGATATCGTTGATCGCATACAAACAGCTCTTAGAGAGTTGCCGAGTAAAATGCTTGAAGTCGGTAAAAATGCAATCCAAGGCTTATGGAACGGTATCAATGAAATGAAAAATTGGGTAATTGATCGCGTTAAGTCTTTTGGATCCTCAATCCTTGAGGGCATTAAAAAAGCGCTTGGTATTGCGTCTCCATCAAAAGTCTTTAGAGATCAAGTCGGTAAAAATATCGCTCTTGGTATTGCGGAGGGTTTTTCCGACGAAATGGCTCAAGTATCTAAGGATATGCAAGACGAGATACCGATACTTGACGTCGGAGACGTTAAGTATAACAGCTCAGCTCTTGGATCCGGAGCTCTTAATTATCAAGCAATGGTAACAGCCTTTAAGGAGGCTTTGCAAGACGTTGACGTCGTCCTTGATGATAGGCAAGTCGGACGCTTTGTAAAGAAAACAGTCGAAAACGCAATTTATACTTAAGGAGGTTAAAGAGTGAATATACAACCGTATATAATCCTTAATAATAAAGACTCGAGAACGATATCGGGATTACTGATATCGTCTCTCGCTCCGATAAGTAAGCCTCTTGTAAGGACTCAAGTCGAGACAGTTGACGGACGATCCGGAGATATTGTTACTCCTCTCGGTTTTAGCGCTTACGATAAAGTAATCAAAATCGGATTGACTTACAATTACGATATCGACGAGATTATCGAGTATTTTAACAGCTCCGGAGTCGTTGTTTTTTCAAACGAGCCGGATAAGTATTATCGATATGCTATTTATGAGCAAATTGACTTTGAGAGGCTGATAAGATTTAAGACGGCTGAGGTTACTTTGCACGTTCAACCGTTTAAGTATCCGGTCAACGAGCAACCTCAAACGTTTACAATCTCCTCAAGTCCGGCAACCGTAAGTATTTACAACGCCGGCAATATATACGCTCGCCCGATTATTACGATTACAGCAACCGGAGACGTTGCTTTGTCTCTTAACGGATCCGAGATCTTAAATATTGAGTTTGGAGAGACAGCTCAAACGATAATCATTAATTGCGAGGAGCTCAACGCTTACGACTCTCAAAACGTTTTACTCAATAGGCTTGTTACCGGTAATTATGATAATATAAAGCTTAACAAAGGATCAAATACAATCGGTTTAACGGGATCCGTTACGAGCTTAACAATAAGTAAATACTCTCGTTGGATATAAGGAGGTTAAACAATGGAAATTATTAAGCTTAACTTAATACCGAGCGGCGTCAATCCGGTTTGTCATTGCTCGCAATACGACAACGGACGAGTAATCCGTCTTGAGCTTTTTGACGGTTTAACTCCGTATGTCTTACAGAGCGGAGATACCGTTACTTTGAACGTTAGAAAACCGGACAATACAATTGTAACGGCAAGCGTAACGTCAACTCAAGGCAATAATTACGTTGATATTGTTACGACTGAGCAAATTTGCGCTTGCGTTGGTAATAACCTTTGCGATCTTACGATTAAAAACGGATCCGTTATTATCGGCACGCTTAATTTTTATATGCAAATCGAGAGAGACGTACTTGCCGACGGCAACGAGAGCGAGTCTGTTATTAGAGACTTAGATACTATAGTATTACAAACAGCAAGAGAGCAAACGTTAGATACTATGTCGGATATTGCAACTCTTGAGGCTGGAACTAATAAAATCAATCCCGACAAACTTAGTTTGGGGTTTATTCAAAATGACGGTACTTTATCTACAGCGAGTAGTTATGTAAATTATAAGACTACTGATTATATTAAGGTAAATGAGGGAGATAACTACGTTTTTATAGTTTATGACTCAAGCACGTTTAATATAAAAAATGAAAGAAAAGGCGTTTTGTTTTTTAGAGAGGATAAAACCCCGATTACTGAAAGTTATCAAAATACTACGTCTTATCCCGTATTACAATTACAAGCTCCGACTAACGCCGCTTATGTTAGAGTCTCTACTTATTTTATTGATAGAGTCTTTTTATTTGCTGAGGGATCAAGCGCTATTGCATACGAGCCTTATAAAGTTTATTGCGTTTTAAACGATACCACGCCTTTAACTTCTAAAATGACGGAACAAATAAATAATATTATAGATAACTCCGGCAAAAAAATGGAGCTTGTTAAGAGCGGTAATAATATTACTTTATTATCTAATTTTGGAACTAAAAAATTAAAAAGGTATTTTGCTTATGCTAACCGCGCTAACGGTCTATTTAATTTTGTAAAAACGTCTTTAATAGATAATGATGACGAAACTATAATACACGATACGAGCGACACTATAGCGCCTATAAGACTTGGCGTAAATAATAGTGATTTTTCTATCGGAGCAAATCACGGCTGGAGCTGTTTTAAGATTGCAAAGCAAAACTTAACCGACGTTGACACGGGTAGCACTTGGACGGACGGAACTAATACTTATATCCTTGCACAAATAAAGAATAATTATGCTTATTTTATTTATCCGGCGACGCTCTCAGATCATAAATATATATATAATAATACTTTACCGGCTACGTCTCTTACACACGTTAGCGGCGCTACGCATACTACAACTTTAGCTTTAACGAGTTTAGCGGCGGATATGTTATATCCCTCGGTAAATAGGAAAAGTATTAGTTATTATGTAGACGGAGAAAAAGTCGAGGGCGATATAAATAAATACTGTAATCGTTTTACGGTTAAAGAACAATATCGTATTATTGACTATTCAAAATTAGGTGAATATTTAATAAATCATATAGGATCAAGTATAGGCGACGATATTCGAGGTTGTGTTTTAGTTAATAATATTTATGATTTTACCGAAACAAATTGTCTTATTACTACAACTTACGAGGCTTTGCAAGATATAAATTATTATAATTGCGGTATTATTCAATCTGAGGCTTTAGAGATAAGCGGTAATAATAAGCGTTATTTCTATGTTAATAATCAAAATAGCAACTCGGATATTAAGTCCGAAACTCTTTATGATGCTACTTCTAATACGGCTCAAATAAATATTTATAGTAGTAATGCAATAGATAATGATAAAGCTACTAATAGAATAATTGAGTTAATAACAGACTCAAATAATAATGGTTTATATGGTTTTGCACAAGGATATTTGCCGGACGTTTCCGACGGAGCCGACAATTATAGAAAAACAATATCAATGCAAGGAGAGTTTAGAGCAAACACTTTAAAAAGTTATCCCGTTGCTATTTATAATCAAAATATAAATACTGGAGACTTTAAATCATTTTGTTGTTATAAAAATTATTATTTGCCGTCTTATTTAACTAACGGATCTATTATTTATGCTAATAACGCTACTTACGTAATTATTGACGCTCACCGAGTATTAAGCAACGGTCAAATTTTAATGCCTATTGAATATATAGGCAAAGAAATAGAGACAATAGAGGCTTATAATTTTGTGCTTAAATCTGACATAATAGGCGGAGAGGGCATTACTTTTGACATTACAAACTCTTATGGCTGTGGAATATTGAAAATAAGGAGCTAATATGGATAACGTTATACAATTTACTCCGGCTCAACTTATAGCGCTTATCTTGGCTGTTTGCGGCGCGATTGTAACGATCTCAGCCGCAATCGGAGTTATTGCAAAAGCGCTCGATAAGGCTCGAGCTCCGGAAAAAGAGCAAAACGAGAGACTTGACGCTCACGAAAAGAGACTCAACGCTCTCGACGAGATTATCGTCAAGTTTAGAGAGTATTTTGATAACGACGATCGGAGGTTTAAGGAGATAGAAAAGAGCAACAAGGTTACTCAATCCGCGCTCTTGGCTCTCCTTAAGCATAGTATCAACGGCAACGATACAGAGAGCTTAAAAGAGGCAAGAAAAAACCTCGAGGAGTATCTTATCGAAAAATAAAGGCGGTGAAATATGTTAAGAGTATTCTCTCCAAGTGATACAGATTTTACAAGCAACGGCGACGCGGTTATACAAGCAACGCTCGCCGTTGTTCGTAAGGTTGACAATAGCGACTATTATCTTGAGTTACAATGCGGACTCGAGTATCTTGATTATGTAAAACCGAAAAATATACTTGTTGTACCAACTCCGCAAGGAGCTCAAGCCTTTAGGATCAAAACAGTCGAGACAACGAGATCCAAGATAAGCGCTAAAGCTTGGGCGCTGTTTTATGACTCTGAAAATTATCTCATTGCTGACAGTTACGTCGTTGATAAGAATTGCAACGACGCTTTGGATCATTTAAACAACGCAACGGATACAGTAAGTCCGTTTACAACTCTCTCAGACGTTCAAACGGTTGCGTCTTTTCGTTGCGTCCGTAAATCGCTCTTTGAGGCTGTCAATACAGTCCTTGAGCGTTGGGGCGGACACTTGGTAAGGGATAATTACAACTTACAAATAAGAGACTCAATCGGAGCCGATAACGGCGTAACAATTCAATACCGTAAAAACCTTAAAGAGATCTCCGTCTCTTATGATTGGAGTAACGTTTGTACAAAGCTCTTACCGGTAGGCAAGGACGGCTTTACAACTGAGTATATTTACTCCGAGATACAATACGACTTACCTTATACAAGGTCGATATCTTTTGAACAAGATATCAACGAGGAGGATTACGAGGACGAGGATCAATATAAAGCGGCATTAAGAGAGGATCTTACAGCTCAAGCGCAAAAGTATCTTGAGACGGCTCAATATCCGGCGATCAATTATACTCTTAATGCAAATATGGATAAGATTACAGATATCGGAGATACGGTTGTCGTATATGACGAGAGGCTTGACGTTAATATTACGACTCACGTTTTAAGCTTTGAGTACGATTGTATCCTTGAGAAATATACTCAAATTGAGTTTGGTACAGCAACCGCGACGCTCTCCGACTTAATGAGTACAGTAACGAGCGATATCAACTCCTCGATCAACGAGAACAATCAAACGCTCTCGGTTACTCTTAAAGACGCTCTTACTGAGGCTGAAAATAAGATTTGGGGCGCTCTTACGTCGTCTTATGTTATTTACGAGGGTAATCAAATACTCGTTGTTGACGCTTTGCCGGCTGACGAGGCTCATAACGTTATAAGAATAAACTCCGGAGGTATTGCTTTCAGTAATACCGGTATAAATGGCAACTTTGTTACAGCTTGGACGATTGACGGTACTTTTAACGCTCAAGCGATTAACGTTGTAAACTTTACAGCCGATTTAATTAAGGGCGGTACTCTTAAGCTCGGCTCAAATCTCAATCAATATGGATTAATCGAGATCTTTGACGAGCAAAATAATCTTATTGCTCAGCTCGATAAAAACGGCTTGAAAATGTACGCTCAAAACGGATCTTATATTGTTATCAATACTGACGTCGGCTTTGCCGGATACGACAGACTTGATAATAAACTCTTTTGGGTATCCGAGGACGAGTTTCACCAAAAGAAATCAGTTGTTGAGGAGGAGATTACTCTTTGCAACAAATTAAGATTTATACCGATCGAGGTCTATAACAACGATACGCTTGTAAATGACGGGATCGGTCTTGTAAGTACAGAGTAATAATAAGAGGTGATATTATGGCAACGTCTCCATATTTTTCAACGTCAAATACATATATTAAGTACGATATCCACGTTGACGAGCTGTCAACGTCAACCGCAAACAATACTTCAACGGTTAGAGTATACGTTATTGCTTGGAGAACAAATACCGGATATCAGACTTACGGCTCCGGTACTTGTTATTGCAATATCAACGGTACAAATTACTCGCAAGGCATAGACTCAAGCCAAGTAATCAGTTACGAGAGCGATACGGTCTTATTTGACAAGACTGTAACGATACCTCACGACGCCGACGGTAAAAAGACAATATACGTCTCGGCTTATATAGATCATTCGAGATTTTCGAGCAACTCTCAAGGCTTTAATGTTACCTTGACAACAATACCAAAGCAAGCAAATCTTGTCTCGGCTCCAAACTTTTACGATACTGATAATCCGACGATACAATATAGCAATCCTGCCGGAAACGCCGTATCAAGCTTACAAGCTTGTATATCTCTTACCGGATCCGCCGCCGACGTCCCTTATCGTAATATCAGTAAAACCGGTACAAGTTATACTTTTACTCTTACTCAGTCTGAGCGTAATACATTACTTGCGGCTTGCCCTAATAGCAATACTTTAAGCGTAAGATTTTACGTTAAGAGCGTTGTTGCCGGTCAAACGTATTTCTCGATCCTTACGAGGACAATGACGGTTAAAAATGCCAATCCGACGATTACCGGAGCGTCTTACTCAGATACTAACTCGACAACAACGGCGATTACAAATAATAATCAACAAATAATACAAGGTCAATCAACGGTAAATTTTAAATTTACAAGCCTTGCGGCTCTTAAATATGCAACTTTAACAAAGGTCGAGATTACTGTAAACGCTGTAACGGTATCCTCAAACTTATCCGGATCAAGCGTAAGTAATAAAAACGTCGCTTTTGGTACGATCGACTCCTCGAGCAATCTCTCAGCAAGTATCAAGCTGACAGACTCAAGAGGCAATACAACAACGACGAGTCTTAATATAATTATGCTTGCTTATAACTTGCCGACGGCAATTATATCTTTAAAGCGTAAGAGTAATTATTATGACGAGACTTATCTTAATGTAAACGCCGATTGGAGCTCTCTCGACAATAAAAACTCGATAACGATACAGTATCAATATAAGGAGAGATCCGGCTCAACTTGGAGCGCTTTGACAACTATACAAGACGAGACAACTTATACTTTAAGTCTTGATAATTCTAAGTCTTACGATTTTAAGATCGTCTTAACGGATAGAATAGGAACAACGACTTATAATACCGTTTTGCAAATAGGTATACCGATTATATACTTTGACAG